CATTTGAAGGTGCTAGAGACGGTGGTTTAATAGGTGATAAATCAGGACCGGCACCAGAATCAGGACCACAACCTCAAGGGTTGCCAGGTATCTATAAACGTGGTAAGAAACTTTAGGAGTATAAATGGCAGATATAGATAAAGGACTCCCGAACACAAGAGCTGAAGTAGAAATCAAACCAGAAGATGTCACTGAAGTTGATGTTCAGGAAACAGTAGAACAGAATCCAGTAGAAGTTACACCAGAAGAAGATGGTGGTGTTACATTAAATTTTGAACCAGGTGCAATCAATGTACCAGGTACAGAATCTCATTTTGATAATTTAGCAGATCTATTACCAGATGAAATATTATCACCTATTGGTAGTGATATGGTTCAAAATTATCTTGATTATAAAATGTCAAGAAAAGAATGGGAGCAATCATACACACAAGGTTTAGATCTTTTAGGTTTTAAATATGAAAATAGATCAGAACCATTTCAAGGAGCTTCAGGTGCAACACACCCAGTATTAGCAGAAGCGGTCACACAGTTTCAAGCGCAAGCATACAAAGAATTATTACCAGCTGACGGACCAGTAAGAACACAGGTAATCGGAGCTAAAACGCCAGCTACAGAACAACAATCACAACGTGTGAAAGATTACATGAATTATTTAATTATGGATCAGATGAAAGAATATGAACCAGAATTTGATTCAATGTTATTTCATTTACCACTTGCAGGATCTACATTTAAAAAAGTTTACTACGATACAAACATGGGAAGAGTTGTATCTAAGTTTGTACCTGCAGATGAATTAGTTGTGCCATACACAGCAACAAGTTTGGATGATGCGGAATCTGTAATACATACTGTAAAAATCTCTGAGAATGAATTAAGAAAACAACAAGTCAGTGGTTTTTACAGAGATATAGAATTAGGTCCACCAGGTAATGTAACAAATAACGAATTAGAAAAAAAAGAACGTGAACTAGAAGGTACAAAAAAATCTGGTAAACAAGAACCGATTTATACTTTGTTAGAGTGTCATGTTAATTTAGACTTAGAAGGTTTTGAGGAGGTTGATGCAGAAGGTCAACCGACTGGAATAAAATTGCCCTACATAGTAACTGTAGAAGAAGGCAGCCGAGTAGTACTCTCCATACGGAGAAACTATGCGCCCGATGATCCGAAGAAGAATAAAATCCAATACTTCGTCCACTTCAAATTTCTGCCAGGACTAGGATTTTATGGCTTTGGACTCATTCATATGATTGGCGGATTGAGCAGAACTGCAACTTCTGCTCTCCGTCAATTGTTAGATGCAGGAACATTAGCAAACTTACCTGCAGGATTTAAACAAAGAGGCGTAAGAGTTAGAGATGAAGCAGCTCCAATACAACCAGGTGAATTTAAAGATGTTGATGCACCAGGTGGTAGCTTAAGAGATGCATTCTTTCCATTACCATACAAAGAACCATCACCAACATTATTACAATTATTAGGTGTAGTAGTTCAAGCAGGACAAAGATTTGCTGCGATCGCTGACATGCAAGTTGGTGATACAAAACAAAACGCAGCTGTTGGTACAACTATTGCATTGTTAGAGCGTGGTTCAAGAGTCATGAGCGCAATACACAAAAGATTGTATGCAGCTATGAAACAAGAATTTAAATTATTAGGTAAAATTATCTCACAATACTTGCCGCCAGAATATCCATACGATGTAATTGGTGGTGCAAGAACAATCAAACAAGCAGACTTTGATGATAGAATAGATGTTGTACCAGTTGCAGATCCAAATATTTTTTCTATGTCACAAAGAATTACGATGGCACAAACAGAATTACAATTAGCAACATCAAATCCACAACTACATAACTTGTATCAAGTGTATAGAAACATGTATGAAGCTATCGGAGTTAAAAATGTTGATGCAA